CTGTATCCGCTTGCTCAGCGTTTAGGGCTTGATTGGTTTTCAAAATACCGGTAGGAACTCCCGCCGATGTGAACCAATTCTTTGCGTAATCTCTTAGATCAAGAGCAGCGGATACATCTGAGCGACAGACTTCAATTGGAGATAGCCCGCGAAGGTTGCCTGTCTTGCTGAAAAGCTTTAGGTGTTCGATTTCCCTGTTGGTGTAGGTCTTGCCCATGTATGAGTATACAACGCCGTCCATGATGTTCTGGTCGTTCTTGTAGCTGACCGATACAGCGGACGCTGGGAGAATGGTTAGGTTGTTGACCTGCCCGTTAGTGCCGTAGTTCTTGAACCAGAAAGCGTTGCCCTCTAGTGCCAGGCTGGTTACAGTCTGAAATAGAAAGTCACGCTTGTTAGTGTTGATGTCCGGCTTGTTTACCAATACCGGAGTTTCAATCTTTAGCTCAATACCGGTAGCGAAGCGGTAAGTGTCAATCGGCATCTTGCTAATCGGGGTTGCAATGATCTGCACCGCGCGGTAAACCGCCGTTAGGGTAAGCGCAGTATCGGCAGTAACGACTGCAGCTGTGCGGGTAGGGACAGTAGGTTGTGCAGCGCGAGATTCAATCTCGGTGCCGAAGATTCTTTGCCAAACGGAAGCCATAAGTTCCTAGTCTAAGTGCAATACAGCATTTAGAATACACCAATTGCAGCGTGTTCCGCTCTTGAACTCACATAAAGCGACATAACAGTTGCCATTAGCGCGTCAATCTCGCCTAGCGATTCCTTGCGACTTATGAACCAACTCTCGCCCGAATACTTAGCAATTCCTCTCGGTGACTGCACTATTAGTAGCGGGTCATTGTTGTGCTTAGCCTCGCCATTGGCAAACATGGAGTAGACAATAGAACAAGCAGCGCTCATTTCCTTAGTCCACAATTGCCAGACCGGAAAGCCCGCCAGCTTTAGGCGCTTACCTAAGTTCGGCAACCCGCGATCATCAAGCGCAATGGCTCTGGGAGCGTAGCGGTGATGTAGCTCAACTAGAGCGTTGAATAGTTGTGTTTCGTTAGGCGCTACAAAGGTTCTGACTAACTCGCTGTGATGTTCCTCGCCAACTTGATTAGCAAAAGCGATAGTAGCGTGTTCCCAATTCTTGCTTATGTCTACAGCAAAGACTCCACCCTCTTGCGGAATAGAAAGCCTGTCACCTGCTTTTCGGAAAGTGTCGCTAGGTATCCAGCTTGATGCCGTTCCGCTAATGAACTGATTTAGTCGGTAGCGCCTAGCTTCATGCTCTGGGATTGTCTTTAGATCTGACAGAACATTGTCTAGCGATAGTCTGCCTGCTGCAATCGAAGGGTTAGCAGCTTTGAGAGCATCGGGGTCATCGACCTTAGCGTGTTGCGGAGCTTCCCAGCAGAAATACCCGAAGCGCTCTAGCTCGGCATCGCCCGCCGAAGCAGCTTGTCCGGTCTTGTAAAGCTCTAGCAGGGTTTCGCTGTTCTGGTCACCTGCAGTTGTGATGCCGATAACAATGCCGTCCTCACGCTGAGCCGTTCCCAATACTGCAGCGCTCCACATTCCTTTTTTAGCCAGGTGAAGTTCATCGAATAGGCAGAGCGAGATAGGGATACCCTGCAGAGCGCCTTCTTTGGCGGGCTTTACATCGTAGCGACCTGTGCCGTCAGCGGTCACAATACCGCGCGACTCCGAAGCCTTCTTGAAGCGCTTAGACAGAAAGGTGTTGCTCTGAATAACGAATAGAACGCGATTGTATATAATGCGCGCCTGATCTATAGAGCTTGCCAGGGAGATTACCGAAGCACCGCTCTTTTGGTGCATAAGCATTCCATAGACACCAAGGATAGCTGCCAGAAGTGACTTGCCGTTCTGTCTGCCCATAGAAACTACGGCTTGCCTATAGCGAAGTTCTCCGGCGTTCGCGTGACCTTCTGGGTAGCGCTCTAGCAAGTGCCGTATTAGCCACTCTTGCCATTCATCAAGCTGTAACCCGTCAGGGAGTTCTGGTGACTTCCAAGCGACCTTCACTAGCTCAATGAGCTTATCGCCGTCAGTAGGGAAGTTCTCGCTGAGCGGTTGAGTATAGATCGCGGGAAGCTGGAGCATTAGCGCGTGAGCAGTTCCTCAATGGGGTCAAAGTCAATCGCCTGGGCGCTGAGCTGTCTGCTGAGTTCCAAAATAGTCTTGCGAAGTTCGGCAGCGGTGCTGGTGTGCGGGTTGCCGTCAAAGCTTCGTGCTAAAGCAAGAGCCAATTCCGCGATTACTTTTTGTTCAAGCCCAAGCTCAATACCTTCAATCCATTTGTATAGGTGATCTTCAATCATTCAGTTTACTTCCTCGGATAATTTGGGTCATGCGTGAAAAAGAAAGTGCTTGCGCGGGATTCGGAGCGGGTCTAGAAAAAAGCCCTAGGTGGTCGTGCGTGTCTTCCTGCGACCTTTCCATGCTTTCCTCTCTTGCTACCTCGTGCTGACTGTATCAGGCTCAGTAGTGCTAGCTCCCTAGCTCCAGCGTGGCGAGCGCCATGCCTGCCGGATAATCTGCCTGTCCTGTTTTCTTCCGTTGCACGATCTACATAATGATTGAAGGTTGCTAATGTCATGGTTTGGTTCTCCGTCTCCGGGCGGTGTGATGTGGTCAATTGTCCAATCCCCCCCCACTAATTCTTTGGAGCAGATAACACATACAGGTTCAAGGATTGTTTTGGCATAGGCTCTTGCCTTAGCCCATTCCCTACTGTTATGCCATTCTGCCATAAGTTATAAGTTATCTTTTGTTGGACTTTGAGCGTAGGTTGCTCATGTCAATGGTTGTAACACCTAGCTCTGAGAGCATGGCGAGTATGATCGCGCCAAATACCCACGCTAGTAATAGCAGAGTAAGCCAAGGTGCGAATGTGTATAGTGCCCAAGCGAAAGCGTGTGCCCCCACTATTGTTCCGGCAATAATTAGTGCTGCTAGAAACTCTTTCATGAGTTACCTTTCTGTGTTAGGTGTTATCAGCTTAGTGTAAATACTGAGCCTGTAAAGTGTTTTCCTCTTTCAAGCTCAAAGCAAGTGATACCTGGCTGTGATTCACTTCCGCTGTTTAGGCGATACCAACTGCTTCCGTTATCCATTGTCTTGCCTTGTATCCAATACCTTGACCCCCCATTTGCGTGAGCGCCTAGCTCTTGAACTCTAAGCGTATGAAAATGTCCGGTGAGACCTATTGAGGCTGCAGCAATGGGCTGATGCCCGAATGTTTGCTTTTCCCAATAGCTTGGTATGCCTTCCGGACGATTGCTCTGATGCCCATGCCACAAACCAAGAACGTGGAATTGGTCATCGAACACATCTAGGGCTAATGATTCATCCTGGGGATGTGGGATTAGCACCTTTACATCTAGCTCAGTTTCATCGCTTAGCCTTTTGATTTGCTTCGCGATCATTATGCCCCAATCATCCTGACCAACTAAGCCCACCTGTTGTCCGCTTAGTCTAAATTGGCAATGATTAGAAGCTACTGATGCGTATGTGATAGCGCTGTAAGGGCTTAGGCGCTTTACCAAGTCCCAAATAAGGGTTATGGCTAGGTCAACCTGTTGCATCTGACTAATGCTGTTGGTGAAGGTCTGTTGCATAAACGCTTTGTTGTAAAAGCCCTCAATCAGATCTCCCATTTCAGCCAGAATGACCTTGTCGTATTTCCCGCGCTTTACCTGTTGCTCTACAGCGTCATAAGCAGCAAAGATGCGCTCAAGCTGTTGAGGCAACGAACCGCGACTGTCAGTCTTCCCCAACTGAAAGTCCGCCAGCATGACTACTAGCGCTTTGCCACTAGGTAAGGATTTTTCCTTACTTTTCTTGATGCCCTGCTTAGCCGTTTTCCAGATAAGCGTTAGATCTCTGTCAGGCTTACGGAGTCTGAAATTGAAGCGGTAGCTCGTTAGCCAAGATTCATCGTATTTCTGCCAGCGACTCGTTCTTGGGTTTCCGATTACTTCGTATAAGTGCGGGTCGAACCCTTGCTCCAATAGGAACTGCTCAAAGTTTGGGACTTCGCCTGCAGGAATGCCTGGAGTAATTGCAAAGCCGTTTTCGCCGTCAAACTCAAGAGCTGGGCGAAAGTCCTTAGGCGCTTCAATCTTGCTGGCAGGATTTAGATTTTCGAGCATGAGCAAAGTCCGGTGCGATGCCTGGCAATTGCGGTGTCTGACAATGTGATGCCTACGTTGCTTAGGGCTTTCTCTAGTGTCTTGTGACCGATGCTGAAGTCGCAAAGGTTTGACATTAGGATTTCGCGATCTGCTTCGCTTAGTGTTTCCCAGAACGTGCGAACTGCACATGGGAATTTGCGCTTTGGGATTCTTAGTGTTTCTAGCATTAGATTCCTTTCTCTGTGTTGAATCTAAAGTAAGGGTTGAAACTAGGATTCGGGTAGCGACTCGCCGAGGAATTTGTGGAGGGTAATTAGAACTCCTCTGGGTAGGTCATCGGCTTCATAGACCTTATGAGCGACTATCTCGCAAATCTGTGAGTCATCGTTGATAACGCCCGATTTGGTTGCAGCGTCACCGATAGCTCTGATCAGCTTGTCTAGATCAGGCTTCACCGAAGGTAATGCTCTAGTCACGCTCTTAGGCTTAGGCATGAAGAAAATTGCCGTTAGGGATACAGCACCGTTTAGCGGTTCACACCCAGCATTAGCTTCCTCTAGCTTGTCCTGCACAAAAGCTCTCCAGACAGGCAGATTCTTGTTGGCTTCGACCAAGATGCAGCGCCCGCCTCTGTTGTAGGCATTTTTACTGCCTTGAGGTTGCGCTACACCTGGCACAAAGACCTGAATCATTAGAAGGGCATCTCGTCAAAAGCAGCTTCGTTGCTTGCCTGTTGAGTCTTGCTCACTACTTTGCGAAGCTGAGCATTCTGTAGGTGATGCTCAACAACGACCTTCTGCTCCCCAGCCTTGTTGGTGTATTCGCCAATCTTGGTTGATAGCTCTCCGGTGATCTCTGCAAAGTCACCTTCTTGAACATTAAAAGCCTGGGACTCTGAAAACCAAGCTGTCCATAGCCGTGAATAGTCTTTCCCATTGGCGTGGATGTTCTCCCAAACCGAGATGCGTCTTCCTTCCCAGCCGATTGAGTTGACTTCTCCGCCGATAGTGATTAGTGCCATTTCTGTGTTCCCTTTCTGTTTATTTTTAGAACTTGAAAATCCTATAGGTATTAATAACTAAAAATAAGAGTTATTTAACTAAATATCTATAGTTATTAATATCTATATATATAAGAGATGTATAAATGTTTTTTTTAGTAGTCCTGAAACTTCTCAATTTCTTCAATTGCATCGCGAACTCCACCTGCAACTTCTGGGTAGGCGAGTTTTATTTGAGCATGGTATTGCCAAAGTCTTTGACTTATGCGCTTGATCAGGTCAGTTTCAGCATCTCGATACCCGTCCCGATAAGCGATGTCCTCAATGGTGACTTTCCCGCGATCTGGTGCTATCATGTGTTTACCCTTTCGTTGAATGGTTAGAGCTTAGCTCGCCCCTAGTCGGTTTTCTGTGTCCGGCTAGGGGTTTTTATTTTACTTTAGGCTTGATGCCAGGTCAGCAATCTTTTTTAAATCATCAGCGTCTACACCTGCAGCTTGCGCGTCCTTGTAGATAGCCCTGAGAGCCTCTAGGTTGCCCGCTAACGCCTCTACAGTAGCCAGCGATAGGTAATCCTTAGTCTGAGCTACCGAAGCCTTAGAAACGGCTTTCATCTCTTCGCGTGAAGGTCTGACAGCTTTGCCGTCTTTCTTGGGCTGGAAGTTTAGGGTTGCCAATACGCGACCTAGCGCGCTGGTAGAGCAGTTTTCAATAAAGCTCTGCTTGTTGATGCTGCTGCTTCCGCGAGTTTCCTGAGCAAAGTCAATAGCTGCTGGACGAGGGTCTTCTCTGTCGGTGTAAGCCGATGCCTTGATGACAATCTCGGTTTCGTTGATCAGCACTATTTCGGTGTGCAATCTCCCGTTGGGATACTTCTCCCAGAACTTGCTGATGCGGTCAGCCACCGGTTCGTAATTGTCGAGGAACGACATTAGTTTCCTTTCGTGAATGTGAGGTAGGGCTTTCCTGTGCCTCTTTGTGCCAGGCGAACGATCTCCATGCCCGCCCAAGTGCCAACTCTAATGCCGTTGAGTTCGGCTAACGCTTGCGATTTGTATTTGTTCAGGTTTTCCTCTGCAGCATCAAAAATTTGCTTAGCCGCCAATAGCTCGTTCCCACAGCTGAGCTCTTTTACATCGTCAATTAGATCTCCGCTCAGTTCGCGAATGGTTTCGTAGGTTGACGCGCTGCCGTCATAGTCAGGGGCTATACCTATGTTGAGAAGCCCTAGAAACAGCTCTACAGCCTCTAACGACTTGTTGATAAGGGTTTCATCATACTCGACCACAAACTGCTTCAAATCGCCTCCTGTGACCGCTACTAGGGTAGCAGGGTTTTTTAGCCCCAAAACATACTGATACCACATGACCTGCAATTGGTAGTGCATCGGGACTTCTGTCCAATACTGTGAGGTGTGCTTTATCTCCAGCACCGACAAGTTCCCCAGCTGGTCTTCAATTACGCCGTCAGGGTTTGCTTTGTAGACCGGAGCATCGACTTTGGCGAACGTGCCTAGATCGCGATAAACCTTCAAGTTAGGGTTTAGGTCTTGAAATAGCTCAGCAATTCCCGCCTCTAGGTAATTGCCCAGCATCATGCGGGTCGTTGC